CTGCCGTAACACCAGAAATAACCTGTCGTTTCAGACCGCGGACGCGGCAACCATTGAGGGAGCCGTTATCAAGATGTTCTACACTTTCTGGAATAGCCATATCAGCTCCTAGTTAGAGATTCTGCAGGCCCATTCGGGACGCAGTGTCTTGAAACCATAAAGAATATCGATTCGCATCAACAGTTCATCGTTGCGAATGTCAGACCCTTGCCAGACCCTCATGCTCAGACCATCCTGAACCCGGCGTGAAGTCTTTTCGGCATCCTCAAACAACGGTAAATCAGCGGTCACAAACGTAAACGCATCCTTATGGTACATGAGGTTTTGCTGAAGGACTGCAGAGGCGGCTCCGTGTTGAATGGTCGATTCACCCTCTAAAATGAGAAATGTACCATCCGAGGTTGAGATATTCTGCTTGGCACCACTAACCACAAGAGGCGGCGCAAAACTAATATCACCCTCGTTGCCTGTGATGGTTCCCACTGCCGTTACCGTCAACTGCTTTAAGTGTGAATAAGCAATCTTGGTTTCAGGATGCACATCGAACATGGCGTCAATGGTAAAGACAGAACCCACAGACGGTCCTGCAGAACCCATCGCATCAAAGTTCAACACACTCACCGAATTACCCACCGCAGCATCACCAGCTGCCAGTCGGGTAAGGTCATCAACTTCCCAGACAACATCAGCGTCTGCTCCGTTGGTGTGCGAATAGGTCTTTTCGTTCTCGAAGAACGTCGCCATGGCATTGCGACCAATACGACCTTCCCTGAACGCTTCTTTGATTTGTCCACCATCATGGAACAGCGCTTGTGTACCGGAAACAATCTGACTCATGGTCACAGAATCGAACTGTGTTGAGCGCATGTTGTCTTTGGGAGCGAGTTGCTGGTTAAGTTTCGCTCTGGCGTCCCCAATAGCCTTGATGTCTGAGGATGTACCGACAACAGTACCGGCCGTACCCGTCAGGTTATAAACATCTTTGGTGACGGCGTTCAGCATGTCGCCCTCAATACCGGACACTAAAACCTTAACCGCAGGCTCTATATAGCGTCTTGAGAGTTCATCAATGGAGAGTTTCAACTCGGCTGAGTTAAAGCGCATGTCCACGCCGTCTTGGGTTGCGACCACAACGTCTTGTGTAGTTTCGTCCTGGTCCTGGACATCCATAACCCGCGAACCCTTACGTCTGACATACTGATTTGGGTTTCTAACCCGTAAGGTATCGCCTATTTTCGCCCCGTCACGAGCAAAAGAGTTATCGTAACTGCGATCAACGGTGCCGATAAAGGTCAGGGTTTCGTGCGCTATACGCAGCGATTCCCGTAGCACCATGTCAATCACACTGAGTGTGTTGGCCATTTTTAGTCCCTTGAGGGACCAGGCCCTCAGCGGTTAGATATTTCGTTTCTCCTCATTTTGTTGAACTCGCTATCAGACATCTCTTTGCTATAGCCTTTTTCGAGTCCTGTATCACCAGCCGGTAATTTCGGCGTCGGAGGAGGCGCAGTGCTAACAGACTTACCTGTTTTGGCCTTTTCGGTCTTCAATGATTGCTCCAGCATGGTCATTCGGGCGACAACTTCATCCCGACTTGTCAGCGTGGAGATTTCCGATGCCGTGCCGGGGTTCTTTGCCAGATGATAAGCCAGTTCCGGACCTATATCACTGACACGTATCCTGTCAGACATCGCTTGTGATGAAGCCCACTTACGAATACCGTTGGTATCCAGTCCATAGACTGCATCGTCATAATCATCAACCGTGGCCTCAAAAGCCGTCTCACGAGTGCGAAAACTTGAATCTACCTGACTTGACTCAATCTGCGTCTGTACCTTGCCAACCGCCTCAGAAGCTGCACTCTCTGCAATCTTCTCGGTACGCTCATCCAGATACTGACGATATTTCGTCTCATCGTGTTCAAAGTCTTCAATCGTCTTCAGCGGTTCTTGCGTTTTCGGGCGCTCACTGAGTACCTGTTGCAGTCGCTCGATTTCCTTGTCTTTCGCGAAAATCGTTGCATCGGACGTTTGCTTGTCAGAACGGTTTCTATCCGTTAGCTGTTTTATCCGAGTCCCGAAGGAATCAGGTTTTTCCTCGTCTGTACTGACGGCAGGGGTTGATTCTGCTTCGCTTTCCTGAGATTTGGCATCCGCCTCCGTGTCAGGACTTGCGTTTTCAACCGATGTATCTATTGAGGTGTCTTCCTCAGATACCTGTTCTTCTTGCATGAGTTCGCCTCCGCGATTAAGCCCGCATTAAGTGCGGTCATCTAAGTTCGTCTTCACGATTCAGCCGTATCCCCGTCGGGTACTATCCTTAGTTGTCCACCTTCCCTGACAGCACTGATACTCTTGCTGCTGCCATCATCCATTTCTACGTTCGCGGTGAGTTTACCATCTTTTCTGGTAACAGTGCCACCGACAGGCTTTCGGTCCGCTTTAGCCTCGATTTCTGTCTGCTTTTCAAGGATCTTGGTATGCGCTTCATCGACTTGTGCAATGAATCTGGCTAATATTTGATCAAGATTGTCTGTTATGGTAATGGCCTCAACAGTATCACCCATTTCAATGGCCTTTTGATCCAACTCTACCGAGGCTGTCTTAACCTCAGCGGCTTTCATGGTTATATCAGCGGCTTTCTTATCGAGTCCAGCATCCTTGGTGACAAGACCGGCTTCTTGTTTGATCAGCGCTAACATAGCCTTGGCGACATCAGCATCGAATTCAGCCTTGGCCTTATCCACCGTAGAGAGTTGAGCCGCTATCTCGGCCTTTTGTTTTTCGTTACCGGCTTTCTCTACTTCAAGCTCTTGAGCAGCTTCCTGGACTAAAAGCCCTTGTTCCTGGACCTGTGCCATAGCCGCTTGGGCTTGTTGCATTAACTGTGCGACCTCGGGCGGAATCTCAGTGTCCTCATTGAGTCGTTGTTGAATCTCTGGTGGTAGCAATGACCTTAATCTGTCTGCAATATCGTCAGCATAGGGAAGGTCCATCGACTCCATGATAAGATCTCCAGCTACCTGCCAGATAGCCGGGAACTGTTGGCCCATCGAGGAGTACACCTCTGCTGCCTCTTGTCGTAAGGTCGCAAAGGAAGGGCCAGTCTTTACCGTAACGTCATACTTTCCTGTAGCAAGATCGTTAACACGAAGTGACTTACCGCTATCAGGATCGAAGACAACCTGGTTTATTCGCACATAGTCCTCAGCCCCATCAGAGCCTAGAATCCTCAATTCACGTTCGGTATCGTAAATCTCGGGAATAAGATCTATCAATATCTCGTAGGTCATTTCATGACCTTTGGCGTGATTGTCCTTGTAATTGAAGTTAGCGATCTCGCCTTGCTGTTGGCGGGCAAATATAGCTCTACCAGAACTCGCGTTCGTCTCTTGACCTACTGACTCATCAGGAACGCCCATGACATCTTTGAGATCAGCATCATCGATAGCGGATTGCTGCATTAAAGCCACTGGCACATCAGCAGGACCAACTCTTTGTGGTGGACCGGGTGCCCGTGTATCAGGATTGTAATATTTAACCGGGAAGTTCTTCTTATGAGCTTCGGCGTTTTGATCTTCCAGGCCCTTGGCCTGATCCGGTGTCATCCATGAGAAAGCCTTCGGTGCCTGGTGAATAGCCTCTGCGATAGCCGTTTTGGATATATTGTAGTTTCTCTGTGCGTCCTTGGCGTTTCGTACCAGTCCCCACCAATACTTACGACCGTCAATGACCTTGTACTCTCCATAAACCATCACGAAAGGAAATAGCCGTCCTGCCCACTTTACCGGTCCTTCAAGAATCTCTTTGCCCGAGGCGATCACCATCATGATCTGCTTGGCATCGACAATTCTTTTTCGTTTGGGTTTGAAGCCCTGTTTCTTCATGGCAGCAGCTTCATCACTGTCTGAGTCTACAATAAGGGTCTTTATTAGCTCAGGGTCGGCAGGGTCCGGTGTTTCAATCAGCCACAGTTCTTTCTTGATCGGAACCTTATACCAATACTCTGCAATCCGAACTGAGTCCTCATCCCACCAGTCATCACTTTGCGTATCAAATCGATTGCTCTCATTGAAATTGACCTTATCCGCTTTAGGCCAGCGTTCGTCAAACTCCTGATGCGAGATACGTTCGTGTAATATCCAGTCAGCAGCATCGCGCTTCATAAAGTCTTTCGAGCGAGGATCGGCATACAGGTTAAAGGGATTCTCAATCATCTCAATGACGATGTCCTGCTCGAAGGTGTCATCAGCAAGCTCAGTATTCACCCGCCATGCACCCATACCGCCCTCTACCTGATATTCAGCAGCGTAGTCGGTCGCATTGTCCCCGTGTGACACGTTCCAGATGTTTCTTATCAATCCCTCGTATATCTCGGCTGTCTCGGTATCGCCGCCCTCAACGGCTCTGACCTTACCGGACGGTCTGTTATCTCGTATGTCGTTGACGACTCGCTTGGTGCGTATCTTGACCTTGTTGTATTCATAACAGGGACGATCACCACGCTCCTGCTTCATGTTGTTCTGCCACTGCCGACCACGGATATTGACGAACTTGATATCCTTCATTGCATCCCTGCGGTTATGAAAGTCTGCCTCTGTCATGATCTTATGACGATCACGGACTAACTCCAACAGGTCTTTATTGACCTTTGTGCGCATGTCAGCCATTAGCTTCACCCAGCATAAGTATGCCGATATGCACTGTTAAGATTCTTTGGAATGTTGTCATTGTCCACTAATTCAGCCTCGACAACGGCAGTATAACGGAACATATCAGAACCATGCGCATTTATATCTTTCTTCACATTCTGAGGTTCTTCATTCTCTGCACCGATCTTGAATGCATAACGACGCAATCTATTGAACAAAGGACCAGCCTTGTCTTTATCAAACCAACATCGTGGAAACATCTGTCGAGCTAGTCTAAGGCCATGCACAAAGCCGACCTGTTCAATGGTTTCATTGCTCGTGTCTAAACCAAGCTCCTGAAGTGTCAGGATATTCGTCTTGCCTGTCTGTGGGTTATGGTTCTTGCCATCATGTGGCAGCCATGCCAGTCCGAAGTTTCCATACGGTGTTCCATTACTGGATTTCTTGCCAGGTATTCCATCTTGGTCAATACCAGTAATCTGTAAATAGTATGACTCATAGGTTCGATTGTTATCCTCTATGTAGTCAATGAAACGAATGGCCCCACCAATAACCTGCACAAAGCCAATTGCCATCGAGTCAGCCCAACCTAAGTCCCATATCAGAAATACCCGATGGGTTGCATCATACGGCACAGCACACAATCGTCCATCCGCTATGGCCTTGGCTACCTCATTGGTGTAAATGGCCCCCTCTACGGCTGGCCTGCAATGGCCTAACCAAATATTATCGTACTCGTGTTGTTGTCTTGTGCCCGCTTTGACGGCACGTAAAAAGGTCTGTCGTTCGCCCTCTGCGGTCTTGGTCATCCACGGATTAGTGTCATAAGACATATCTTTGACAATGCAGTCTTCTGGCGTGTTCTCAACGAATCGAACCCATGTCTCGTCAGTATCAAGTTCTGGATTGAACGTTATCCATATCTCAGAGTCTTCTTTGCGAATGGTGGGTAATAGGATGTCCCAGGATCGTCTAGTTACAAGAGCGGCTTCTTCTACCCAGCATATATCATACGCCTCATAGGATTTTATACTGTAGGCAGTCAGTGCTGATAACCCAACAAATGAGAATAACGTGCCATTAGCGCCTCTAATCTCATTAGCTAATACTTCATAGAATCCGCCAAGGCCAAGCAACTCGATCTGGTCCTTGAGCAATTGATGGACTGATTCCTTAATGGACTTTTGAATCTCACGAGCACACAGAATACGTAATGGTTGTTGAAATCCCTTGACCAACAGGCCTCGGCCAAAGCCCCATGATTTAGTGCCGTTGCGGCCGCCTTTACCTACCTTGTATCGATGCGGCTCGAACAGGAACTTCTGGTTGTCTGTGAATTCCCATTTGTCAGTCTTTAGTGCTGGAATCAATGAAGTTCACCGTCCCATTAACTCGGACAGGATTATCCTCGTCGCCTTGTAGAATAACGGTTTGACCGGGTTTGCCCTCTAGTCTGTTGCCAAGCTCCATCCAGGCGTCCTTGTTGCCATCGGCAGCATCTCGTACAACTGCATCAGCAACCTTATCAAGCCCTCTGCGATAGTTAGGGCTTTGCTCACCGTTATCAGCAGCAAGTCTTGTTAGCGAGCGTTTCAGGGCTTGTGACCACGGTAAACGCTTCTTTGCTGCGTTCTTATTGCCTTTAGGAGCTCCAGCCATTGTTAATAATACCTATTCATTTGATTCACTTGAAACTATTTCTTCCACTGATGGCTGTTCTTTATTAATTATTTTCCAGATTCCATTAAGAACGTGTTTCCTTCTACTAGCCGATATAGCAGCCAGCGTACATCCCTTAGCTTTATTCAGAAGATGATGGGCTTCAAGCCATTGTTCTTTGGTCGGCTCAACAAATACAGGCTTCGGGTAAGCGTCATACCATGCAGTAATTTTGCTTAAAATACCGTCAAGATGTTCAATCTCATGTTCATAAATTACGCGAGACTCGTCATAACGACCCTCAGAATGTAGTTGTTGGGCTTCTTCGATGCTCATTATTTCTTTCGCTTACGTTTCTTCGGTGTGCTCTTTCGTCTGCGTTTCTGGCGTTCTGATGGTGTGTGAATTGGCATGGTTATCCTCCTTGCCTAATGTCGCTATGAAACTGCTGCCTTAAGTCAACCGGATGGACTGGCCTATATTGCTGGAGAGAGGATCTGTGCCAAACAACACCGCCTGTCTTGGTTCCCAACGCCTCATGACAGTCTGCGTGTCGGTGTTTATATTTGCTCTCATACATTACGTTATCCCGGTGAGATTTTTCACCTTCCATATAATTTTTCCATTGACCTGCGTACTCAATCCGTTGTCCGCTTGTACAATAATCTGCTTTGTCTCGAATCTTGTACCGTCATCCAGGATTTCATTATCGCTTGCTGTAATCACGATATCCACGTTCGGAGCGGCCGATACGGTGGTCCAGTCTCTGATTTGGGTGCCTGTTTTCGGCGAGTCAATCCGATATCTGACGGTTGTTGGTGTGCTTGCTGATTTCGTGTCCCTTGTTCTGAAAAACACCCTGAGTGTGAACACGCTTTCTTCTAAAAAGGTCGTCTTCGGTAAGGATATCTCTACTTGATCGGCCACAGGGGTATTGTCCTCCAGTAATAGATAAAACTCATGGTTGCCCTCAAGAACAAGTAGTGTATCGTCTTCAAGTGCTAGAAAATTCACAGTATCATCATCGCCAGCATTAGGAATTCATCTTCCTCAATCTTTCGATCCATCTCCCGCTCTAGCGCCTCTATAGCAGAGAAATTCTTCTGTAAGGCGGCGCGGGCAAAGGCTTTTGCCACATTATGCGCTTCCGCATCGATTAAGTCTTGTGCGGTGGCGTTTCGAGCGATGATTCGTTCAAGTTCTTTGATCTCTTTTTGCCGAGCTTCTGCCTTAATGTCCTGTTGTAATAGCTCGGCTATCTGACGGTCTGTATCTTCCAGTTCCTTTATTTGTTCCAAGTCCTTCTTGCGCTTTTCTTCCTCCTCATCCCGCTTTTGTCGGAATGTATCGAACTCCATCAGGAACTTCCAACCTGTCGTTGGTAGCCCATCTGGCGTAATTACACCTTCTTCCACAATAACTGTCGGCCCAAAGCCCAGTAACTGAAGGGTTCCTTTTGCTGGGAAATACTTACTCAGATAAATCGTTGGATCAAAACCAGTGAGATTAAGCTGGCCCACTCCAGGTTGTACGCCCCTTGATCCTTGCGGAATTACTAATAATGGCTCGAATCCATTAAGGATTAACGATCCGGCTGGAATCTTCAGGAATTTATTTGGAGTAACGGTGACAGTTGGAGCAAAGCCCTCCAGAAACAGGCTCGACTCGGGATTGGTTATGACAATCTCAAGTGCCGGGACTTCTCCGTTAAACGTCAGGGTCCCCGTTCCCGGTTGTGGGAAATGATTCTCTCCTACCGATACTGTCGGGATAAACCCGACTAACTTCAGGCCGAAATCACTGGGTTGTAATACTGACGGGGGTGGAAATCCCTCTAAGGTTAAAGAGCCCACCGGGACTTCAATAGCAACACCACCCGTTGAGGGTGCTTGTCCAGTAAGCGCTAACGATCCAACAGGGATAGAAATTACATGACTTTCTTCCGCTGTAGGGGCTAGACCTGTTACTACCAAGGTTCCCGTACCCGGCTGTGCTACATGATCATCCCCCGATAGTGCTACGGGGACTTGTCCGGTGAGGTCTAGCGCCCCTAAAGGCGGTGCTCGAATATGATTGTCGGTCTGTACTAAGGTCGGGATTTCACCGGTTAAGACCAATGTTCCTAATGCTGGACTTGCGGTCTGAGAAACCACCACAACTGGGGCTAGTCCGGTTAAAGTCAGCGTCCCTACAGGGACGGCGATAACATGATTATCAGTGGTTGTCGCGGTAGGTATTTCTCCAGTGACGACTAAAGTCCCAGTATCCGGTAGGGCTATATGATCTTCGTCACTGGTAACATTAACAGTCGGTATCTTGCCATCAACGACAAGGCTTCCCACAGGCACAGGAATGGTAAAACTAAATTCTAAAGAGGGCGTAAATCCCGTTAGTTTCAGTCCAAACTCACTGGGTTGTAGAACCGTGGGTGGAGGAAAGCCCTCTAAGATTAAAGAGCCAACGCCAACGGGTATGGTGACGCCCATCTTGGTCGTCGGGGTTAGACCTGTCAGAACACCAGAGCCTACCGGTGGTGCTCTTATGTGGTTATCCGTCTGGACTAAAGTGGCTATCTCGCCTGTAAGGACTAAAGTCCCAAGACCTGGAAGGGCATTAAACTCAGTGAAAAGCGCCGGAGTTAGTCCGGTCAAAACCAATGACCCGACGGGCACACCAATAACAAATCCTGTTACTGCCAATGGGGTTTGTCCGGTCAAAACCAAAGATCCCACAGGGACTGGAATGCTTATATCTGCAGAAACAGTGCCCGGAGCCTCAACCGTGTCGTCCGGTGTATAGGCAAAAGAATTCGCCATACCCTGATTTTCATCAAAGGCGAATATGACGATAATCTTATCGCCAGCCGTTATTGTGGTTGAGGACGCTTGATTGACGACATTACTGATTTGCCCGGTAGCACCTAAAGAGTCATTCAAACCAGTATCAGAGGTTAATGTCTCTTGATTAACATAAGAGGAATTAACCCGGCAAATGTGGATTTCATCAAGTACGATTTGATGATTGGAAGTCGTGATATTGATGTTGATGGTCCAGTTACCGCTGGCACCGTCGTAATCATCTATCCCATCCAGTTCCATCCAGACCGCATTAAGGTCTGTCCCACTGACATCCATATCAATGGTGCGAGGGGTACTTCCGGCAGCGCCACCCACAACTGCCGTATTAGACTCGGTATCGGTATTATTCGAATTACCCGAACAAAGGACCGCTATTGCAGAGCCATTGGCTGCGTTGTTAGTTTGTTGGAATGTTGCTGCCATAACTCGATGCCATTGCTGCTTCCCTGCACTCTGTAAACCATTCGTCTACCGTCCAGAATCCTTCAATAAAAACAGCTTCCGGATAGCGTTTTTCTATCTCGGGTTTTTTCTTATCGCTACAGGTAGCCCGTATCACGCCCCTTTCGTGCGGTGCCTCATACCACCAGTCAGAGGTCTGTATCTGTTTGGTGCCATCGCAGTAATAAAGCACCTTCACAAGGCACCTTTCGGGATTGCTTTGAGCAAGTTTACACCAATCATCAAGCGTTATGCCTTCAGGTTCAGAACCATCGTCATACCAGCAACGCCAGCCTATCGTTTCCTTATTGCAGTTCACGACAATGGCGGGCCAGTAGGCACGATGATAATGGTGTTGATTGGGGCGACACCACCTGTAATGGTCGGATGATCTGCATTAAAAGTTACCGATCCAACTTCATTCAGATCAGGACCACCGTTACCCGATTCATCTGAATGGGTTGCCTGATCTGTATCGAGTGACCAGTAAGCAATGCAATTTGCCGGGTCTACAGAACACGGTGTCGGGCCGGTTTCAGCCGCTGTTTGTAAGGCGTCGATCTTTGAAGTATCGCTCTCAAAATCGACATCGAAAATAGCAACCTCGGCTATCAGGCCCGGAAATGCTGCTGCCAATGTCTCGGCAATGCCGACATAAACCGTATCCAAACCGGAGATTATTCTTGTACCCGCGTTCGAGTCTTTATTGGTTGAGTCTTCAATATAAACATCTCTGTCGGAATCCCC